TACAGTTGTGGATAAAAACTGTGAAAGATTAAAATTAGCCAGATCACTCTATGGTATGGGAATGAAAGTTGCTTCTGTATCTTTGTTATGTCAAGATACTAGAGTTTTTCAAGCTATGGAACAGGCAGGAACGCCCTGTCCCGTTGATGGCAAACTTGGAGAGGAAGCAAAACAGATATGGGATAAACAACCCCATAGACGACCTGATTATAACGAATGGAAAAATAAAAAAGAAAATCAGAAAGTTGTTGATTTAAATAATCATACAGGTAATACATATTCTAGCGGAGAGGTAGAGTGGGATGAGGACTTTTAAAAATATAATCTTTTTCTTAATAGGTGTAAGCATTAGTTTTGTATTAGTTTTTTTAGCTGAAGCTGATACAAAAACAACCGCTGATGTTACTGAAGATTCTGCTGGCGCAGAAACCTCCTGTTCAACAAGATGCACAAATTATAATTTTGATCCAAGAACTGACATTAATTCAGATGGTGGGGATGATGATGATGTGGTTTATTGGGATCATCATGGAGCTCTTTATCCAAATCACAATTATGGGATTGATACAGAATGGAAGATTACTAATGATGTTAAATCATTTTTAACTGAAGAAGAAATGCTCCAAGGATTTACTATGGATGCCTCTGTCGGATTAAGAGATAGAAATTATGTGGGCGGAGATCCATTCACTATGAAAATTGAGGTTACTGATGGAACCACTACTTATTCGGATCTGGCTTCATTTACAACCAGTGCGGGGCAAGAGTACCAAACAGTAGTCAGTCAACTAATTGTTCCACAAAATACATTAACTTATTCTCTGGCAACATTTGGTTTAATCCTCGATGGAGCGAGCTTGACTGGTGGTTATAATGGGCCGCAAACGAATGCGATTAACCTAACCGCAACGTATGACATTATCAACCAACAAGTTCAAAATACTATTCTAGACTTAGTAACTAACGCAGTGGATGATATTGTTGTTAGCAGTCAGGAGATAATGCAGAATAATGATATGTCTCCGACAACCCCATCTCCTCTGGGGCAGGTTGTCAACGCTAGCGTGGGGACAAATATGCAAATTACTATTGCTACCCCAGCCGGACAACAAATGCTCAATGTCCCTGTAGCAGTAAGTCCGGGGGCTATAACTATATCGGTTCCTAGCACAGCAGGAACAATACAGCCAATAACGATTAATACAGGGATGTCTGCTCCTAGTGCGCCACCTGTAGCCGCACCTCAAGTTGCTAGTGCTGTAGCCGCTGTAGCTAAAATACAAGCAGCGCCTTCAACACCAGCACCAGTAGCTCCTAAAGTTTCCGTAGCCCCAGTAGCTAAAAGTGCGCCAACACCAGCAGCACCAGTAAGTAAAAGTACACCAAAAAGTGAGTCTAAAAAGCCACAGAAACCGACAGCGAAACAAGAATCAAAACAAGAAGTAAAACAAACTAACGCATCTAAAGCAAAGGCTGTGCAAGCTATAGTTTCAAGAGTTTTAGAAGTAGTTTCAATGGCTGGAGGAGATGTGGATGGAACTAAATTAGCATTGATGGGCGCACTTGGCGCACCCGGATTTAAGGACTATCAACAGGCGGGTATACCGGATATGCCAATGTACGTTAGTGAGATTCCTTACGATGTCGCGTTGATAGATCCGTTAAGCTCTGTTTATTCTCTGGGCAGTGACCAAATGATGAACGAAATGATCGACTCGCAATATAACTTTGAGAAGTAATTATGGAAGTTGAATACGGTGGAGTAAAAGCAACAGGTGGAAAGCTGTTTATTATCATGTCCTTGTTGGGAACTCTTGGTGGGGGCTTGTGGGGCGGATTCGAATTCTATAAAGATTACATGGATATGAAAGAGCAAATCACATCTTACGTTGCGCCAGACTTATCTGGTTTTGACAAACGATTAGAAGTTATTACTACAGAAGTAACCGGAGTGCAAAGTGCTTTACAGCTTGAGAGGGAAGTGGTTAATACCGAGGTGACAGCGTTGAAGGCAACGGTGGACAGCGAAGTCACAGCGTTGAAAGAAATAATTAATACGGAAATAGTCGCTGTAAAAACGATAGTAGGGGATGCCCAAGCTACGGCGAGAGATATTCGTACTGATATTAAAACTACCGTCAATCAACAACTAGATCAGATTGATGCGATAGATAAACGATCTCGTGCCGACGGCTTGGAGACTAGGCAAGCTATGAGGAACGCAGAGAAAGAGGTGAGAGATTTAATCGCTGACACATCCAAGAGATGGGACGATAAACTGACCAAGGTGGATAGTCAGATAGAGGCGTTGGAAACCAAGCTGGACAAGAAGATAACTAAGGCATTAGAAAATCCACTCGCGGCTATGAGCAAGACGAAATAAAACTATGAGCATGAAGGGCCGCGAGATAGATGAAAAAGACGATAGCTGGTATTACGTTGTTGGCTCTTATAACCGGGGCTGGACACGCGAAGGCACATAAAGGGGAACCCTCCGAGGCAACATTACTGGAGTGGGGAATTGAGGACGGCACAGGAAACCTTATCGCGGTGTTTCCGCATATCGCTTACAAGTACACGGTCGAGCGAATTGCAAAGGGAGATGATTGTCACCATCCGACACCGCCATTGGAGATAAAATGGTTTGCAGGTGACATGGGAAAAGGCGTATGTTATTTTACAATGAAAACACCCGGTTGGGTCAAGTGGGACACCAAGAAGGAGTGGCTCTGGCTGGGTCATAGAACAGGAATCGAATAATGAAACTGGAAGACCTAAAACAGGATCCGGTCAACGCCCGGAAGCACAACCCGCGCAACGTAGCTATGATCGTTGATTCCATACAAGAGCTAGGCTGTGGCAGATCTATTCTTATTGACGAGGATGGAAGAATCCTTGCTGGCAATGCAACCTATGAAGCCTTGGTCGAGGCTGGAATAAAGAAGGTCAGGGTGGTGGAAGGGAACGGCGATGAGATCGTTGCAGTCCAACGTAATGACCTGTCAAAACTTGACAAGGTAAGACTTTCCTTATACGACAACCGTGCATCGGAACTAGCGGAGTGGGACACCGGGGTTCTAGGAAGCCTCCGCTCCCACGCTTTCGACTCCGTCTTTTCCGATATAAACAATATATTTGATGGTATATTTTCAGACAAAGAACTAGCGATCATTTTGGGCGACGACTATGAGCTTACCGGAGAGGACTCGACCGGAGAACTGTGTGGGCGGAAACCTAGTCGAGTGGCTCTAGTCGTTTGCCCGAAGTGTCAGCATGAGTTTAAGCCTAACAACGAGGAGGAGTGATGGGGTACAGCCGGGACAGAGAGCGAGCAGTAAACTACGAGCGCAATAAAATGGTAAAGCAGGGCGGTGACCCTGACTGCGCCAACGTAATTGCTAGGGAACTGGTACGAAGTGACGAAGACAAGGCAAGGCGCAAAGCTGGACGGAAGGCGGGTGGAAAGAGATTAAGGATGTCATTCAGCAAACGCAACGCGGACGATATTCCAGTGCCAAATGATGACGTGAGGTTTTTATGAGCGCAGAGGATTTGATCCCTTATGTTCCGGGCCAGTCAGGTAACCCGGCAGGGCGACCAAGAGGCGCGAAGGATGGGATCGCGGCTTGCGCTAGACGCTTGCTTGCAAAGGATCTTGGCTACGCTGAAATCATTGACAAACTTACAAAGAAAGGTTTTGATATGACCGACAGGCGAGCCTCAAACGTGATCGCAACGGTGGCGGTAGCAAAGGCTCTCACTGGTGACACCAAGGCGATTGAGCTTCTTAACAAATACGAAGAAGATGCTCCCATCGGTTTAGGTGAAAATGAAAAGCCAGTTGTCAACATCACTCTGGTGCAGGCGGAGAACAGAGAGCAGTTGCAGGACGGTAGGAAAGAGGTAACCATCAACGGAGTGACGTTCCCCATCAACGTGAAAAGGAACGGGGCCAATGGACACATATCTAAAGACAGAAATGGTGGAAGCGGAGCAGTGGAATAAACCGGGCGATGTCAAAGAGGCTGGGGTGGTGTCAGCAACCCGCGCCTTGGGTCGGTTAGGCATTAACACTGTACGACCGGGCGACTACATCGTTAAGGGTTACGATATAAAAACCGATAGCCCCGTCTACTACCCAATCCCGAAGGAGGACTTTGAGGGCCAGTGGACGAAAGTAAACAAACCGGAATGGGAAGGCGACTGATGAATGTTTCGACAGACCTTAAAATCCCTGATGTCTTTATGGACTTACTGGAGCCGTATCGTTACAAGGCTTATGAAGGAGGCCGGGGCTCTGCTAAGTCAATGTCGTTTGCCAAGGTTCTGCTCGCCACAGGAACGTGGACTCCTCTCCGAATTTTGTGCGCTCGTGAAGTGCAAAAGTCAATCACTGAATCTGTTAAGCAACTTCTTGACGATGAAATCACGGCTATGGGATTTGCTGATTACTACACTTCGACCAAGACTGAAATCAAAGGAAGCAATGGGACGAAGTTTTTATTTCATGGTCTTGGCACACTTACGGTCGATCAGATTAAAAGTTTCCAAGGGCTTGACCGAGTCTGGATTGAGGAGGCGCAGACTGTTTCGGCTCATTCTCTTGAGATCCTCATCCCCACCATCCGTGAAGAGGGATCAGAACTGTGGTTCAGTTGGAACCCAAGAAACGCAACCGACGCAGTCGATCAGTTGTTCAACGGTGCGGTCACCCCACCTAATACGATTCACAAGAAAGTCGGATGGAAAGATAACCCGTGGTTCCCAGAGGTTTTAAAAAGTGAACTTGAATTCGACAGAGAACACAAACCGCAAAGGTTCAATCACATTTGGGAGGGCGGGTATGAGCCTCAAGTTGTCGGGGCAATCTGGTCGATGGAATCTATTAATAGAAATCGAAGACGAGAGCTACCAGAACTTGAACGCATTGTTGTGTCAGTTGACCCGGCAGTCAGTGATGAACCCCACTCGGATGAAAACGGCATTGGATGCGTTGGCATCGGAACTGACAAACGAGGCTACGTCCTAGATGATTGGTCACAGGTTGGCACTCCAAGACAATGGTCAACTAAGGCGGTTGCGCTTTATGATAAGTGGCAAGCGGATGCCATCGTCATCGAAGTCAATCAAGGCGGAGATATGTGCAGACATACTTTGGAAACGGCGCGGCCCGGAATACCTATTATTGAAGTTCGTGCCAGCCGAGGTAAACACGTCCGAGCAGAGCCGATCAGTTCGCTTTATGAGAGGGATCTTATTAGCCATGTGGGTTCGCATCCAGAGTTGGAAGAACAGATGTGTAAGATGACAGCAGGCGGTTATGCGGGGGATGGATCCCCGGACAGAGTTGACTGGATGGTCTGGGGATTCACAGAATTGTTTCGAGATATGCTGGAGATCCCACGCCCCAAGAAACAGGGGCGCAGGCGACCAGTGGTAGGATGGCAGGGTTA